ATTACAACAATTAAATTTTAAATTTATTACATTAGATGATAGTATTAATATTCCATATGATTATAAAATAGACCCTACACATAATCTACATAAAATACTAAAAGATGTAGATAAAATTATAGATACGTATATTCTAAATGAACTAGTATAGATGACAATTATCATGGTCATTTCTCATCTTATTACGTTCTTTTATACAAGCTTCTAATAATCCATTAGGAATATTATTGCGTATCATATATTGATTTATAGCATTAGTATCTTTAGGAAAACATAAACCACCATAACTAATTTGTCCATCATGTCCAGGAACATTTGTAAAAGATGGATGTATTTGTTCATTTGCTAACATCATATCACGAACTGTTTTAAAGTCAGTACCGACTTTTTGACATGTTAGATACATTTCTGTAAAGAATTGAATTTTGACACTATAGAATGAATTAACATATATTTTCATCATTTCGCTTTCCATAGAGGAACATAATGAAATTTTAGCATTTGGATAATTACTTTTATAAAAATCAGTAATATTATGAAATACATTTTCATTACATCTTGATGACTTTCCTAATACAATATGAGTTTGATTATGAAAATCATCTTCTGCGGTATTTGCTTTTAAAAATTCAGGATTATGAATAAAATTTAATTCTGAAAATTTTAATGATAATTCTTCTGTACTAGTAGGTTCAACAGTGCTTTTTATAATTATACCACCATTATATTTATATTCATTTAAATAATCGCATGTTTCATATATGGGTTGTTTATTATATGAACCTAAGCTACTATCATATACTGTAGGTAATGCTAAAAATAGAATTGAAGTATTTAAGCAGCTTTCTAAATTACCTATATTTTTGTATTTATCATATACTACAACTTCTATATTTTTTTTAAGAAAAGATTGATATATAGCATTACCAACAAAGCCTAAACCAATTATACCTACTATCATAATTTATGATAGTAATTATATGTCTTTAATATTAGGATGAGCGAATAAAATTTTTGAATTGTGCTGGTGTTAATGACGCATTATTTTCTATCATACCTAATGGGTATACACTCCATACTTCGGGATCATTAAATATTTGACTATAAAGATTACTCAAATTCATACCGCTAACTTGTTCTTCATAAAAATTACGAGGAATATAACGGTATTCAATACGAGGTAATGGGCAATCTTTATAATTTTCTAAATATCCTACAATCATCAAAATTATTCCTAAGAATAATAATGTAATAATAAGAGTTCTCATATTATTTACATTATACTTACATAATAAAGTGTTTATTCATCAGTCTTCTTTTCACTATGACGTGCCATCCATGGATCTTGTGCACCTAAACTATCAGCTAAACTATCACTACTTTTGCGTTCTTCAACAACTTCAATGGATGATTGTTCGGAGGAATTTTTATTGGATAATTGTTTAAGTAAATCATCAATTTCTTTCATTTGTTCTTCTTGACGTTCTTTTTCTCTTTCTTGACGAGATTTTTCAGCTTGTTTAGCAGCTTGTTCTTTAACATAGTCTAAGTTTTCTTGAAAGTGTTGTTCTTTGAACTTTTGATTTTCTTGATATTTCTTAACTAAATTATTTAATCCTTCTTCCAAATATTCTTGATTAGCTACCTTTTGTGGTGTTGGGTCCCATGGTAACCAATATCCAACTTGACCGATATAGACATTAAAACTGCGGTCATTACGTTGAATTTCTTTAGCACGATGTTGAGCTTCTTTAAGAGTATCATAAACACCACGAACTTTAAGACCACGAATAGAGGTTTGGTAATTATTCTTTTCGTAGTATTCTTTTTCTAATTCATCTTGTTTAGCAAATAAATAGTCTTTATATTTTTCATCACATTGAGATGGGTCTAACATTTTACTAACTTGTTCTTTAAATGCTTTTAATTCAACTAATGTAGGTTCATCAGAGAATGCGAAATCGCCAACGATACTTTTTAAGAAACGACTTACAAAAAATGAACTTTTGTTTAAAATAACTTCTTCAGGAGAAACAAAACTTAGACAAACATAATTTTGGCCTGGAATAGAATGGTCAACTGTTAAAAAGTCTTCTTTATCACTACTCATCTTCTTAAATAGAACAAACATTTAAACTTTAAGTATTTTTTTTTATTTGTATAATATATATAAATATGGATACTGTTCAAAAAGAAGTTCAACACTTTCGTTCAGCATTTGATTTAGGTGAAATCATCAAACGTGCTATTAAATATTTAGTTGAAGGTTTAATGGTAGCTTTAGCAGCATACGTTATCCCTCAAAAGAAGATGGATGCTGGTGAAATTTTAGTAATCGCATTTACAGCAGCAACAACTTTTTGCTTGCTCGACACATTTTCTCCCTCAATCGCCGTTTCAAGCCGAACCGGGGCGGGATTTGCAATAGGTTCATCGTTGGCAGGTGGTATAGCATTACGCTAAATAAAATAAATTATCTATAAAAAAAATGAATGTATATTTTAGCGTCTATGTCAAAAATATATATTCTACTTGAAGAACTCTCTCATATCAATTATACAATTGACTACAATATTATTGGTATCTATCTTGATAAACAATCAGCCATTGATAACTCATACATACTATACAAAAAATATCTTAACACTAATACATCATATAAACCATTCTATAAAGTATTAGAATATCCTATTAATACACCATTAGACTATATTAGTAATAATAGTGATAATACTATATTAGAATTAGGTATATTTGATTAGACAGTTCTTATAAATTCCCATTTCAATTCATCACATATTTTCTTCCAAACTTCATCTTGTTCTTGTAACTTTTCTCGTGTCTTTAATAATCTTAATTCGGGTAAATATTCGTCCTTCTCCAATAATTGAAAAAACTTATACAATATGTAAGGATAAGAAAAGAAATTTGAACGGTCATTCATTCCATATTTCATCCATGGTCCTTGAACTTCCTTAAACATATTTATAGCTTTTTCTTCAGTTTCAGGATCTATATTAAGAGCAGGTCTACCAGATATTTGATTAGTTATATATGGACAATGTTCATAATATTTAGATAATCCCAACTTTTTCAATATTTGTAATACCTGTTCAGACTTCAATTTACTCTTATCTATATACTTTTCCTTATTCAATTCATTATATATCTTATCAAAAATATCTTTATCAATATTTGTGCTCTCTTTTGCTTGTAATTGTGATAACCATTCTTTGAAATGATTTATACGTTTATAAGCAAAATATGTTACTTCACGTGGTGGTTCTTTATAAGATGGTAATTCAGAATCAATCAATATTTTTTCTTCAGTTCCACAATTAGGACATATAAGAACACTTTCCATCATATTTATAATTTTTTGTTCTTTACATAATTGACATATTTCTTCAAAATATGTTTGAAATGCTGTTTTTTTTACATAAGCAGGGTCTATATAAGATAAATATTCATCCATCAATGATGATTTAGATTTACTGTTTATATAATCTTTTTTAATTATTGTTTCTTTGGTTTCTACTTTTTGTGTAAAAAAATCTAAAATACTCTTTTTATTTTTATTAATATGTGATATACCTGTTTTACTTGTCTTATTATCATCAATATTATCATTAAAATAATGAAATAGAATATGACAAGAATCTAATTGATAATTTTTATTTTTATAATCATATTTAATTTGTTCTATCTCTTTTTTTATATTTTCTATCTTTTCGCGACATTCTAATCTTTTTTCTATTACTATATCTATATTATTATTTGTATCTAATTGTCCATCTTTCATTTCATATAAATTTTTATATTCTTCTTCTAAATTAACTATATCTTTCTCCTTTTTTGGTATTGACTTATATAATTCATCTAATTCTTGTAATTTATTACTATGTGTATCATCTATAGTAATTGGTGCTGATTCATCCTTTTTAGGGTTATAAGTCTTCTTCTTATGTTTAAAAACAGGCATACATATGTATCTAAAATATTAGAATTTTTAATATCTTTAAACGAAAATTATTATGATGTTAGATATATAAAATATGAACGCAATTTAAAACTGAAGAAACATATAAGTTTTATCATTAGTTTTTATTTTCTTTTATCATAATATATAAAATACTATAAAATGGCTGGTGGTTTAATGCAATTAGTCGCATATGGCTCACAAGATGTATATTTAACAGGTAATCCACAAATAACATTTTTTAAAGTTGTCTATAGACGACACACTAATTTCTCTGTAGAAGCTATTGAACAAACATTCAACGGAACACCAGACTTTGGTAAAAAAGTTAGCAGTACTATCTCACGTAATGGGGACTTAATCTATCGTATGTACTTAGAAGCTATTTTACCATCAGTTGATGTTTCAAATGCTTTAGTCCCAGATGCTTCAAATGCTCATTGGGTCAATTATGTAGGTGAACGCTTAATCAACTATGTTGAAGTTGAAATTGGAGGTCAACGTATTGATAAACATTATGGTGAATGGTTACATATTTGGAATCAATTAACTCTCCCACCTGGTCAAGATGTTGGCTATCAACGCATGGTTGGTAATATTCCAGCACTCACTGCTAATAGTATCAATCCACAAATCAAAGCAGGTCTTGGTATGGATGGTGTTATTCCACAAACAAAATTATATATTCCTTTACAATTCTGGTTCTGTCGTAATCCAGGTCTTGCTTTACCATTAATTGCTCTTCAATACCATGAAGTTAAAATTAATATTGAATTCTCTACTCTTAAAGAACTATTTTATGCTTTAGTTAAAACTCCAAGTAACAGTCCTAATTCAACTACTAACTTATATGTTCCAAATTCAACTAGTACTGATATTGGTTCATTAGTCTCCGCATCATTATGGGTTGATTACGTATTCTTAGATACTGATGAACGTCGCCGATTCGCTCAATTATCACATGAATACTTAATTGAACAATTACAATATCCTGGACAAGAAACTATTACATCATCTACATCCACTAAAATTAAATTAAACTTCAATCACCCTGTTAAAGAAATTATATGGGTTACACAAAAAGCACTCAGTCAAACTTACTTACAATGGTATAATTATACAGACCGTTTAGATGCAACTCCTACATTCACTTTTGATCCTCTTGGTAGCAATTTAATATTCGGTCTAGCTGAATGTTTCCCTAATACATTAGGTATGCTTGTAGGTACAGGTGACTTATCAAATAGTAACTATATTATGGATAAAGGTTATAATACTACTGCTACTGCTAAAATACAACTTAACGGTCAAGACCGTTTTGCTGTTCGTGATGGTGATTACTTCAACTATGTTCAACCATACCAACATCATACACGCACACCACAATTAGGTATCAATGTCTATTCATTCGCTTTACGCCCTGAAGAACATCAACCTTCTGGTTCTTGTAACTTCAGTCGTATTGACAATGCTAACTTATTATTAACATTAACCGCTAATACACTAAATCAAGGAACTTTATCATTCCCTGGTAATGGTATAGTCATTGAAGGAACACCATCAACTACTCAACAAGCAAACGCATACTGTCGTATCTATGCTGTCAACTACAACGTTTTACGTATCATGTCTGGTATGGGTGGTTTAGCTTACTCTAATTAAACAACTCACTAGTTATTCTCATTATATATACAATGAGTATTACTACTATTTTACCCACATATTCAAAAAATTATCTAACACCTGTTTCCATTTCATCATTTCTTCACTCTCTTCCATATACACTATATTTACTAATCTACCTTCCTTATTTAATCCAATATCTATCTGTATTAATATATCATCTCTCTTCATCAATTCACTACTATCTATATCACCTATTACATACACATTGACTAATATTTTTTCTATCTTATTACACAATTTCCACTTTTTAATCCAACTATTTATCCATTTACTCTTTTTATATACACTATAATCATCTATATTCGGAACTAATGGATATATATCTCTTTTATGTCCATCAATATTGATTTCATACAATAAATAATCTTTTTGCCACTTTATTCCCATAAATTTTAAATAACCATCTAATATATATTCTATTATATTCTCATCCTTCGCATATTTCTTCAATTTACTATATTCAATATCACTAAATACATATGTTATTTTCTTATAATCACACTTCTTATTAACTTTATCCCTTTTTAAATATTTAAATAATAATATTAACCACACATATAATATCTTCAATTCTGATAATATATGTATCGGATAGTAATTTATCTCATTATCTATTAACCACTGTTTTAATATTGGCTTATCACTATTTTTACAAATACCATATGTATTCTCTGTAAATTTTCGCCAAGATATTGGACATTTATATGTACCATTACTAACATCTTTAAAACATATATTAGGATAATTTACATTTAGATGTGACAATAATTGACCGACTATATATTTATTATTATCCATTTCAGTCTCAAAGATATCATATAATACAAATGTTTTCAACTTATTTGAAAAAAATAAACGAACCTTACAATTATCAATATTACTATGTCTCTTATCATATATTCCAAATACTCCCGATATATCACCATCCATAACTAATAAATCACCATTATTTATAGGTCTATTATTCATAATATATTCTATAAAAAATATGTTCCATATATTATTAGTTATACTATAACCATTTTCACATTTATCATTTGCTAATAAACTACAAGCTCTATTAGTCTCTTTCCATACACTCTTTCTAATAGGTATTAGCTCATTATATAAGTCAAATATTATTATATCTGTATTACATTGTGATATATCAATATTATTACGATGTGTAAAAATTATACAATAAGAACTATCATATAACTCATATAAATAGTCTATATCTGTAAAATTATTAATAAGTATAGACATAATTTATATTAAATAATGGAGAAATTTAAAATTATATAAACGTATAAAGTTTTATAAATAATTTCTATTATATATTAGTAGATATGTTTAGTCATTTGTTTTTGCTTTCTAATAATAAATATTTTCTTATTTACAATAATAATAAAGATTATTCATTAAATGAAGCAATCAATGAATATTCTAAACATAATTGGCTAACTAATAATAGTCTCACTTTTAATTCTCATATTGAAACTAAATATATTAGAAATAATATATTTAATAATCAACTTATTAATAATTATATTGATAAATTTGGAATACATAATATTTATACTAATTCAGGTTCTCTAAAGATTGAATTGAATAATAAGGATGTATGGTCATACTATGGTATAAATTTCTCCGAAAGAATACGTAACCCTATTTTACAGAAATCAAAAATGCTTTCCTTTTAATAAATTATACTTTTTCTTCATAGGAAAATTATACTTTATACACCATGCTATCGCATAAATTATTCTCTCCTTATGTAATAATGTTATCTCCTTATACATAACATTTTTATTTATTATATTAAATACCTTATTCATATAACGAACTTGTCTAAAAGCAAATGCAGTATTCATCCCATCTACACACTTATTAAAATCATTATCTATTTCATTTTTTAATATACGCTTATAATTTACACTACTCATCTTATCAATTATCTTTTTCATATTATCAATATCATCATCTCTTATATTATTTTTGAAATCAATACAAACTACATATTTTTCAGAATTTAAAGGTCTTGATGTATATGGTTTAGATATATACACTTTATTGAAATAATGACATAATATATATATAATATCTTTTGTTACTTGTCTATAAATATCAAATAATTTTATAATCATTGAACCACCTTTCTTTAATGATAGAATACCAGTAACTACTTCACACCATAATAAACGAACTATAGTTATTTCCTGATTATTATAATTTTCTGAAAAATCAAATCCACCATCTCCTGTTATTAAATCTGCTTTATTATCACCGAACATATCAACATAATACTCTATATTTTTTATATTATACAAATTACCAGTACTATCAAATCCATAAGTTATATAAATTCTATTACATTGTTTTAATATATCATCTGATTTCTTCCATGATGGAACTGTATCATCTAAGTCATTACGTAATGTTATAGCCACTATATTATCTTTTACATGCATATTCCTACGATAAAAATTGAATGCTTCTATAAATCCACCAGGTCCCTCACATAAAGCACCATATAATACATTTCCTGATATATCTAATATAGATGGAAAGTCATTCAATATTTCCAACATTTTAAAAAACGCACGACTTATTGGAATATAATCAGCAACACCATTATTTTCTAACATATTTTTAGATGGTATATGTAATGCCTCAAAGTCATTTACTAATTTTTTATTATAATTCCAAATATTCTTATCTATATTATCAATATATTCTTTGTGTTTATTCAATATATTTTCTACCTGACAATTTTCATCTAATATTTCTATAACATTATCAATATTCCATATAAGATTATTATTATGAGTGTAAAATTCAAATACACTTTTTTGTAATAATGGACATTCCATATTATTTTATATAAAATAATATCTAATGTTTATATGATTGTTTCTTCAAAATCATTTATATTCTTCATCACTTTAAATACATTCAAATTATGGACCAATAAATTCAAATATGTATACTTATTATAATGTAACATAAACTTTACAATATCTTTCATATATTCATCATAATCATAATATAATGACCTCATAACATATTTATCTAATTCAACTTGTGAATATTCATATATCTTTCTCAATTTTGTTAAAGAACTATAACTCAATTCACTATCTATCAATCTTTCTGGATTACTCAACTCTATTATCATCTTCTTTGGTTCATTTGTAATTATTACAGAAATATATACATACCACTTATTTATCATTAAATTCAATATTTTTTCTATATTCTCATCATCTGTTCGTAATAATCTTATATACAAAAATAAATCTTCTAATATATTCAATATACATTCTATAAATTCACCATAATTCATATTTATTCCCAAAAATGTATCATTAGTTACATATTCTATTTCTATCTTATTTTCATCTATTATATTCAATTTTTCATCTATCATATAAATTCCCTTTCTCATTTTTATAAATTCAATTAATAATCTATTTATATCATCTATAGATTCTATCTTTGTTCCATATAAATCTATTTCATTATATAAAGTACAACTATTGTGTAAGGAAATATTATATACTTTTATTTCAGGTATATTACCTGTATTATCACTATAATATCTAATTTGTTCTGTATGAAAAAAGTATTTTTGTTTTAGTCCACACCAATTATCATAATTTGACTTTTCTCTAATTATATTCAAATTATTTATTTCATCATTTGACATTTCAATTGCTAATTTAGATGGTCTAACATCTGCTATATCATCTGTATAAGATATATTAAAATATATTGAATTACTATCTATTTCATTATTTATTACATAATTTATACTAAAATTTGTCCTTTTCATTCTTTCTAAACAAATATTATAAGACATTAATACATCCCATATATTATTAGGAAATCCATTCGTAAAATTGAATACATCCTTCTTAATCGCAAATACAGATAATGGACTTACCGAATCACTATAAATATTACTATATAATATTATATCATCCTCTATTGAACCAGATAAATACAATTCTAACATCTTTTTATTTGGTCTTAAAAACGGTTCATGGAATAATATAGTATCATATTCACTAAATTTAGCTATACTATATACACTATTCAATAAGGCACCATAATATATATGTTCTTTAAATGGTAATGAATCTAATATTATTATAGAATAGTTACACATATTAGGAATATTAATTTGTTTAATTGATTCATAAAAACCACTAATATAATCAACAAATAGACTTTCAAAATTTTCTAATTTATATATATTCACTTTTGGTATAGCTATTAATATATTCTTATTTTGTGTCGGTATATGTCGTCTAACTCCTAATATACTATTAGGTTCTTCATCAAATTGTCTCATACTATTTTCAATTGATAAATTTTCATCCCATGTCAAGCTCCAAAATTTATTTGAATACCATCTAGTCAATATATTAATAATATCATCCATATTTTTAAAACTTGTTTGAGTTAATGGTATTATACTGTCATATTCTTTCAATATTGTTAATTCAGCATAACAATCAAAACATGGACAATATTTATTTGTATTTGTAATATATTCTGGAAAATCATCAAATGCTTTCATAAATGAAAATGGTCTAGTATACTTACTATTAAAAAAAAGATTCTTTTCATAATTATCTCCATTATAGTTATTATTTTGATTAATTTCATTTTGATGTATTAATAAACGACTTTCTGTTGATTTTGGTGGTCTCCATATACCATATAATAATTTTCCTGATATGTATGTAATATTATCTTTAACATTGTATGGTAAACGAAATTTTAATAATGATAATAATGGATTTAATATACGAACCCATTCCTCTTGCTGTCGTATATTATTCATAACATTTTTATCAAAATCATTATTATTATCGGAATCTAATCTAATATCACATATAAATAATAAATCATATTCTGTATACTTATTTATTAGTTCATTTGCTTTTTCTGTAGTGAAGATTCCATCATTATCTTCATGAAATTCAAAGATATTTGAACCTAATTTAGTATTATAGTCTACTAATGTTTTATCAAACTTAGCACTATCATATAATACAAATTTCAATTTTGGATACATCATATGTAAATAGGGTATATGAACACCTGGTGCTGAACCAATATATAATATTAATGGTGTTTTTTGTGAAGTAGTACTATATATTTTATAATATTCATTCATTAGTTGAATTTCACTCAATAATAATTTTCGTTGACTCATATTAATATTAGTTAATGGTTGATATGTTTCATCATAAGGAGCTTGATGTAATGTATCATTAAGGTCTATTTCTAAACTAAAAGGTAATTCATTTTCATGTTGTTCAGCATAAAAATAAGAATGCTTCTTTTTTAGTTTAGATAATTTTTCAAGAATATTCATTTTTATAATATACTAATTTAAAACTTTATAGGAAATTATCTCTAAATAAATAATAAAGTAGATGGATACACGTTTTTGGGGACCAGATGGATGGAAATTATTACATTCTATCGCACAGAATTATCCAAAAAATCCAAATGAAATAGAAAAAGATACCTATTCTATATTTTTTCAAAGTCTTCAACATATTTTACCTTGTATATATTGTCGTATGTCATATTCTCAATATATTAATGAAATACCTATTAAAAATTATTTAGATAATACTGCAAAATTGACTAAATGGTTATACTTAATACATAATAAAGTTAATGATAAATTACGTAAACAAGGACTATTACATACGGATGACCCTACATATGATACTGTATATAAGAAGTATGAACAATATATTAGTGATATAAATAGTGGGAAAAGTTTAGATATACCTGGATGGGATTTCATATATTGTATAATATTCAATTATCCAGTCCATCATTCACAGATGGAATTAGTTAGAAAGTATCATTATATAATATTCTTTAAATATTTGGGTTTAGTTATACCTTTTAAAAATATTAAAAATTTGTATAATGCATTTATTAGAAAAAAACCGATTGTTAAAAATATTGATACACGTATAGATATTAAACAATGGGGTTATGATTTAGAAAGATATATTTATAATGCTATAGATATACCTTGTATGAGTTATAATCAAAGATGTAGAAGAATAGAAGACCATCGTGCTGGTTGTAAGAGGAAAACATGTAGATATTTAGGTAAGAAGAGTAGTTCAATTTTAAAAACTCTTTAATAGCTTACACCATAATATTTATTAAATGACCAACTTAATGATTCATTTATTATTAAATTCAATTCTTCAGTTGTTTTAGGCTGTTTTTTAGCTATCCACCAAGCACGTTCATATGACATTTCATATGTTTCATTTATATATGATTGAATTATATATATATTATTAAGATATTCAATGTAAATATTCATTTTCTATTTATATTGAATAGTTGTTTTTATATATCAAAAATTATGTGTTCGGTTGTTATGTTTATTGTTTCCATGTGCTTTGATATTGATATGATGGATTTTGTTTTGGACATTCCATTGGCTTACTTGACCAAGCACTTTCAATACGAACAAAAGTATCAAATGGACTTTCTAATGGTGGTAATCTATTCCAAGGATGAATAGAGCCGACTATGTTATTAGTTGGTGTATTAGTAGCAACAACAATATTACCATATCCGCGTTGATTTGTCCAAGTATGATATGAACTTAATGGATAATTCACATTGTTATTTTGAACATTGTCACCTAGTGGTTTGACAAGATAAAATTTGCTTGTATATGTAGTTTGGTTCATTTATATATTAGTCATAGGTTTTTTTCTAATCAAATACGATTAATTGGTCAACAACTAACCAATATGTAGCGACACCTAATAATATAGCTACCATCAATTTTGTATATGCGCTACCAAATAAAATATTATCAGTTGGATTAGTCATAAACATTATAACATTAACAACTATCAATAATGTTAAAAATCTCATAATATCATTTATAAGTGGTCTATATTCTTGATTTATTGTAATTTTAAAAGGCATATTTTAGGTATATCATATTTAAAGAAAATAAAACTTATGAGTTTAATTTAGGATAATAAAGTCTATAAATAAATAAATGTTAGCATCACTTTTTACTCTCAACACGGGTTCCTCGTCTAATTTACTATTAATAATTGCGCTTATAACTGTATTATTATTAGTAGTCTTATTAGTATTAATGTATTTTAGACAAGAACGTATTAATAATGAATTGCGTTTAAGAATTGGTGATATTGAATGGTTACAGCTATCTGAATATCACAAAAATTTTAAACCATCTAATAAATCTACAGTTAAACAATCTTCTGTTAATAAATCAGATGTATCTGTTAAAGATGATAGTTTAGAGAAAGATGTAGCTAATTTAGAAAAAGATATTGAAGAAATGGATAAGATTTTAGAAGATACTATTGATACGACTGAAGAAGATGGAATAAGTCAAATGATATTACAAATGATTAATAAACATGAAGATAATACAATATTAGATGATAATTTAGAAAATGTTATATCAACAGCATCTAATAATAATACGAATGATAGTGAAATATTAGATAAAGATATTGATATGAATAAAATAGAAGAAACTATTTTATCATCTATTGAAAATAATGATCATTTAGCTGATGATACTAATTCAAATATTGATATGAATAATATTTCACTATTACCAGATACTGAATGGATAGAAGAAAGTTATACTATGAATGAATTACGCGATTTATGTAAGAATAATAATATTCAGCCAAAAGGAACAAAGAAACTAGTTATAAAAACTTTATTAGAAAAGAATGTTGAAATTCCAAAGAAAACTACACAATCCTATTTGTCTAAATAACTCATCATATCTTTTTTCTTTTATTATTATAAAAGATGTCTTCTCATATGAATATATATCCACTTGATTTTGGTCCATTTAAGGCTAATAATAATCAATATGATGAATGTCCACCTCGTATGGATGATGCTCGTCATTTTACTGATTACCGTCCAAATTGTGATGCGAATAATCTAATTCGTGCTTCATATGGTATTCAAAATTCACATGAATATCGTCGGTTTTTAACTCATAATGCTAATGATTTAATGAAAATGAACCGTAATTATGCTTGTCAAAAGAACTGTTGTGGTCCTTGTATTGAACCATATGAACAAGGCACTATGTTACCAGAACAATCATTAGTAAAATGTAATAGTCGTGTCTGTAGTTCAACATTATATGACCCTAAAGGATTAGGTCAAGGTCGTCAATATACAGATAATTTACAAATGAGTTGTGGAGAATGGAATAAGCGTTTCGCTGATAAACCACAATCACAACGTATGCAAAATGTTTATCCTGAACCACAACCATACAATATTAGTCGTTGTTTATAAATAATAAATTATATATAATGTATTTTATTCTTCAAATATATTATATAAATGTCGTGTTCGTGTGAAGGTTTTGTCCTTGAACAACAATCAGGTGATTATATTGTTAAAGGAACTATTAAAACAAATACTAATAATGCTAAATTAATGTATTGGGCTGCTAATCCACCTACACGTGGTTTATCATTTAGCGGTTCTGGTATACCATATGGTAGTCCTGAAATGGCTTTTGAAAATACTCCAAATCGTGGTATTGTAGATATTTTTAATGGATACTTTGAATTTAAAATTCATTTCCCTAATGCATTCTACACTAAATTAGGTTCTAATTATGTTCAACCAACTGTGTATGTTCGTATAATTGAAGATACAGGTGATAATAAAGTTCATAGTATTCCATTAGGTGATGGTATACCTTTTCGCATGTTAACATATCCACGTGCTTATTGGGAAGACCGTGCTAAATTCTTTGATGGTCGTGATTTATTACCTATGCGAACTCAAGAACAACGATTACGTGATTCCGCATATCCAAGTAATCGTCCATTTAAGATGCCTGAAAACTTTTGGGGATTATCAGTTCCACAATAATAAATTTTTTTTGCTATTTTATATAATCATTTTATATAAAATGTCAAGTATTCAATTACGTAGTTCTAATTTTACTCTTAATAGAACAAAATCTGTATCACAAGATGAAACTAATTTAAACAACACTATGGAAAATTTAAAATTTATGGCTCGTCGTGATGTTGGTCTATTTGAGAAACTTTCTAATGATATAGTTGGTACCTTTTGGGGATTAAGAACACAATTATCAACATCATTAGATATTATTTCAGTTTATCTAAAAGGTCAAAAATTATTATATATTGAAGCTAAAACTTATGCTGAAAGTTCTCTAAATATGTTAATGATACCTGCTATATGTATATCCGCTATAAGTTCTATATTGAGTGCTAGTAATGATACAAATAGAATAATTGTTGCTGTTATAATGGGTTTCAATAGTTTTTTATTAGCAATGATATCATATTTAAAATTAGATGCTAAAGCAGAAACATTTAGAGTTACTGCTTATAAATTTGATAAATTACAAACAAAATGTGAATTTTACGCTGGTAAAGTATTATATGCTCCAACAGATGCT